GCGATCTGGCTGGCATAGATGCAGGATCGGCTGTCAACGCAATCAAGGCAGGCAAATTTGACAAGAACGTATTGGCAAGACAGTGCCGACTATCAATTCACGCCCGAGAGCGAATTTGATTGACACATTACATAACGGCGGCGTAACAAAAAGAGGCGGCGATGCTTGCAACATCCCGCCCCACGACCAGGCTCAAAATCTGAAAGGAACAGCCCGATGACCAAATCCCTACCGCACATCGATCTCTTCATCAAGACGCTGGGTATGCACCCGGTATTTCAGACGGCATGGAAGCCCTCCGATCTGGCCAAGGAGGTGCCGTTCTGATGGGCCTCGCAGAATACAGACAGCATATTGCCAGCAAACAACAAGCGGCAATTATGAATGGTTTTCAGCCTCAGAGCCTCAACGATCACATGAAGCACCACCAGAGAGTGGCTGTTGACTTCGCACTTGAGAGAGGTAGTGCCGCGTTGTTTCTTGATACCGGCCTTGGCAAGTCTCTTTCAGAATTGGAATGGGCGCGGCAAGTGTCCGACGAAACCGGAAAGCCGTCACTGATCCTGACGCCTCTGGCAGTGGCTGGTCAGATGATCCGCGAAGGACAGAAGTTTGGCATTGATGCGAGGCAGATTAAAGAACAGGCTGATGTCGGTGCCGGTATTATGGTGGCGAATTATGAGCGATTGCCTAAACTTGATCCAGATGCCTTCGGTGGCATCGTCCTTGATGAAAGCAGCATTCTGAAATCATTTGCAGGCCAGACACGCAATCGTCTAATGGATGCTTTCGGCAACCATCGTTTCAAACTGGCCGCAACCGCGACACCATCGCCAAACGATCACATGGAACTCGGCAACCATGCAGAATTTCTAGGTATCATGCGCCAGCAGGAAATGCTTTCTCAGTGGTTCATCAATGATACCAGCACCGCCTCGCAAGAATGGCGGCTCAAAGGCCATGCTGTCGAGGATTTCTGGCAATGGGTATCATCATGGTCAAGATGCGCAACTCTGCCATCGGATCTTGGTGGCAATGATGATGGATATATCTTGCCTGATATTGATCGGCGTATCCATATTGTGGAGGCGGATCGTCAGCAGAATATTGACGATGGCATGTTGTTCCGCATCCCGGAAATGTCCGCAACCAGCTTTCACAAGGAAAAGCGTCTGACACTCAAGGAGAGATGCGAGAAAGCCGCCGAACTTGCGGATCATGATCAACCAGTGACGATCTGGTGTGAAACCAACGAAGAAAGCGAAATGCTCGGAAAGATCGTCAAGGATGCTGTTGAGGTTCGTGGAGATCAGTCACCAGAAGAAAAGGAGCGCCGCCTACTTGGGTTTGCAGATGGAGACTTCCGCGCGATTGTAACCAAGCCAAAGCTGGCAGGTTTCGGCGTCAATTGGCAGCATTGCTCACACGCTGTCTTCGCATCAATAAGCTTCAGCTATGAGCAACATTATCAGGCCGTGAGAAGATCGCATCGTTTTGGGCAGACAAAGCGCGTCAAAAACGATATCGTTGTGGCCGATACTGAAGACACAATCTGGCAGACCATCAACATCAAGGGCAAGAAACACGACGAAATGAAAACACGCATGGCCGAGGCCATGAAGAAAGCACAAATCACAGGCAAAGTCAGAACAGCATACAATCGACCACTCGATCTGGCCTTCCCTGAATGGATAAAAGAGGAGAGATAACATGAAACAGCCAGAATACTCAGGAACAGGATGGGCGATCCATAATAGTGATTGCATCGAAGGCATGTATGCCATGCCTCAAAACAGCATTGATTGCGCGATCTTTTCACCGCCATTCGGTGATCTGTTCGTTTACTCGGACAGCGAACGTGATCTCGGAAATGCTGGAGAAGGTCAATCGTTCATGGACCAATACAAGTTCTTTGCCGAAGCCCTGACCCGCGTCCTTCGCCCAGGCCGCATTGCCTGCGTTCATTGCACAGACCTTCCGATGCGTAAAGGCAAGCACGGCGCTATCGGCTTGCAAGACTTCTCTGGCGATCTGGTCAAAGCACATACAGATGCCGGTCTGATCTATCATGGCCGCGCGACGATCTGGAAAGACCCAGTAGTAGAAATGCAGCGCACCAAGGCCGTTGGCCTGCTGTATAAGCAAATCCGCAAAGACAGCGCCATGAACCGCGTAGGAATGCCAGACTACATGCTATTCTTTCGCAAAGACGCGCCGAACGAAAAGCCGATCAGTCATGCCGCGCCAGAAGATGAAAAGATGGCACTCAAGATCGCTCGCGAATGGCTGGAGGATTTGCGCCGTCATGGCATGTGCGCAGAAGTGCCCGACGACAAGGCTCTAGCTGTCTTGATGCAAGATGCGCAGTTTGATGTTTATGAATGGCAGAAACTGGCAAGCCCGGTCTGGATGGATATTCAGCAAGGCAACGTCCTGCGCCGCGTCAAAGCCGTGAATGACGAAAAGCATGTATGCCCGCTACAGCTTGACGTCATAGCCCGATGCCTGCGCCTCTACACACGCCCTGGCGATGTAGTCATGGACCCATTCAACGGCATAGGCTCTACGGGATATGAGGCGATCAAGATGAGCCGTCGCTATCTTGGATTTGAACTCAAGCCGGAATACGCGGAACAAGCCAATGCAAATCTTCAAGAGGCCGAACGCATTTGCGGAGACTTGTTCGCAGCATGATTGTCAATGATGATAACGCAAATATCTTCGCCGGGAATGCGAATTATCATCGTCAATTTCCCGCCGCCAGAAACCAAGACACATAAGGCGGCGGGAACCAATAAGTGGTGAATATGAAATGAAACCCACATCCATCACCCCAGCCCAAGCCAAGGCACTCGAAGACAAGATGATCCGAGAGATGCCAAAGCCGCCGAAAAAAGAAGAACTGCGCATCGGCGATCTGCAACCATATCTTGACCTGATGGCAGATGGCCGAGAACGCACCGTCAGCGATGTAGCCCTGCGGCTCAAACAGCTAGAACGTGTCGCCACCTACAATCTCAACCAACTAGTCAACGCAGGCTTTCTAGTCCAAACCAAAGTCGGCGGGATCGTCGTTTGGAAGATGAAACCATGACCCTCGCCTACCTCGCCAGCCCATACAGCCACCCAGAACCCGCCGTAGAGGCCATGCGCGCCCTCGTGGCAGGCGATGCCGCAGCTTGGCTATCCAACCAAGGCTATCACCCATTCAGCCCCATAGCCCATTGGCACAGACCAGCCAAACGCAACAAGCTACCATCCAACGCAAACCACTGGATAACCTACAACCGCGCATGGCTCCAAAGAGCCGAAATCCTCATCGTCTTGAAAATGCCCGGATGGAAAGATAGCATCGGCATCGCATATGAAATCAAATGGGCCAAGGAATTCGGCCTGCCCATCAAATACATCGAAACCGGAAATCCATTCAAATGGTCGGAGAAATGACATAATGCGGGGCCGTTCTTACATCGGTATCACCAGCCGCCGACCAGAGCCTACATGCGCAACAGCGTCAACCGCGTGGCCCCTTTTGCATTGTGGGCGCGGAATGTGGGACGGCTGGGCCAAATGTGCTATGATAATCGCAAAGCACAACGAGGGACAGTGAGCCATGCCTGCCGGTAGGCCGTCAGATTACACGCCAAAGATCGTCAAAGCCGCTTGGAAATACGTCAACGGCGGATGGATTGAAGCAGGCGACAAAGTGCCTTCTGTGGCCGGATTGGCATGTGAAATCGGCATACATCGAGAGACATGCTACGATTGGGCAAGGGACGAAGAGAAAGAATTTTCCGACATCCTTAATGCAATTGCCAAAAAACAAGAGCGAGAATTGGTCAATAATGGCCTAGATGGCACGTTCAATCCGCCAATCACAAAGATGATGTTATCCAAGCATGGATACTCCGACAGGGTGGAGAACGATCACACATCCAGCGATGGCAGCATGTCACCGCCCAAAACCGTTGTGTTGCGCGGCGTAAAGCCCGATGACGCAAACGGTGATTGATCTGCCAGACAAGGTTCTGGATATATTCGAACCAGCCCGAGGAACAGCGCAATATCGCGCTCTCTACGGCGGACGCGGATCGGGCAAAAGCCAATCAGCCGCAATGATGGCCGCATACTGGGGCTTCTGTGAGCCTCTGCGCATCCTCTGCACTCGCGAACTGCAAGTCAGCATCAAGGACAGCTTCCACCGCGAACTGAAGGACGCCATTGAGCGCACGCCCTGGCTGGCGGCTCACTATGACGTGGGTGTGGATTATCTGCGCGGAAAGAACGGCACCGAGTTCATCTTTCGGGGGCTGCGGCATAACACATCCAGCATCAAGTCGCTGGCCGGAATTGACCTGACCATCGTCGAAGAGGCCGAGGATGTTCCCGAGGATAGCTGGCTTGCCTTGGAGGCGACCGTCTTCCGGCAGGACAAATCGGAACTCTGGGCAATCTGGAATCCGCGCTCCGAAGGCTCGCCCGTCGATAAGCGTTTCCGCAAAAACCCGCCTGCCGATGCCCTGATTGCCGAGGTCAATTGGAAGCACAACCCGTTCTTTCCTGCTGGCCTCAACAAGCTGCGCCAACGCGAGCAGCAGCGTCTTGATCCCGCGACCTATTCCCATGTCTGGGAAGGGGCCTATCTCGAAAACAGCGATGCCCAAGTCTTCAGCGGCAAGTTCCAGATCGCCGACTTTGAGCCAGATCGGCTATGGGATGGGCCTTACTTCGGCATGGATTTCGGCTTTGCCCAAGACCCGACCGCAGCCGTCGAATGCTACATCCACAACGAACGGCTCTACATCCGCAGAGAGGCAGGCAGGATCGGGCTGGAACTTGATGACACGCCCGCATTCATACAGGACCGAATGCCGCTTCTGCCGCTTCACACCGTCCGAGCAGACAGTGCGAGGCCGGAAAGCATATCGTATCTACAGCGTCACGGCATCCCATCTATCACTGGTGTCAAAAAATGGTCAGGCAGTGTCGAGGATGGCGTAGCCTTTATTAAGTCGCTTGACCGTGTTATCATCCACCCGGATTGCCCGGAAACCGCCCGCGAGTTCCGGCTTTATGCGTATAAGCAGGACCGACTGTCTGGGGACATCATGCCGAAGATCGTGGATGCAAACAATCACTACATCGACGCCCTGCGCTATGCCCTACAGCCTATGGTCGGCGGCACAAGCGAACAAATATTCGGAGTGCTTTGAATGGCATGGCCTTTCCCAAAACGTAACAAGATCGAAGCCAAAGAGCATCCGGCAGGCGCGGCATTCCTGATCGGCGATACGGTCAACTACTCCAAAGCCAACGACCGCCGCAGCTACATCCGAGAAGGCTATCAGCACAACGTCATCGTCTATCGGGCGATCCGCGAGATCGTCGAAGCCTGCAAGTCAATCAAGCTGGAACTGTATCAAGGCGATAATCTGATCGAGCAGCACCCGGCGCTTGATCTGCTGAACCGCCCCAATCCGTGGCAAGCCTACGACGCTTGGCTGTCCGAGATGATGGTCAACCGCCTGCTATTCGGGGAGACGTTCTGTGTCGGCACTCCAGAAGGCCAGTTTGCCGAGATGTGGCCGCTCAATCCGATTGATATGGAAGTGAAGCCCGGCCCGCATGGACTGCCGAAGGCCTACTGCCATAAGCGCGGTAAGTCGGAGACGTATTTCAACGTCGATCCGCTGACCGGCGAAAGCCAGGTGTTCTACCTCAAGACCTACAATCCCGATAACTACTGGCGCGGTCAATCACCCCTCATGGCCGCTGCATTGGCCGCTGACACGCACAACGCCGGATCGACGTGGAACTACAGCCTGTTGAAGAACAGCGCCCGCCCGAGCGGATTGGTGCGGTTCAAAGGCGGCTATCCCGGCGGCGAAGCTATCCAGC